TACCAGCCCTTTTGTAACAGCGTATCCTTGGTCAGGTTCTGGGTTTGGTACTAAGTATACTAACCCCAGTACTCTTCCTGCTGGCCTTGGTCTTGATGTAGCATTCAGTCCTGATGGTTCTGCTATAGCTGTGTCACACTCTACTTCACCTTTTGTAACAGCGTACCCTTGGTCAGGTTCTGGGTTTGGTACTAAATATGCTAACCCCAATACTCTTCCCCCTAGCCAAGGCATTGGCGTAGCATGGTCCACTGTCGGTGATCCGAAGCCGATTGAGTTCTTGGCTGTGGCTCATCAGAATACCCCATTTGTCACAGTGTATCCTTGGACTGCATCTGGATTTGGTGCAAAAATTGCTAACCCCAGCACTCTTGCTTCAGATGCTTATGGTGTAGCTTTTAGCCCAAGCGGGAATGCAATTGCTGTAGGCACCTTGCCAAGTAGCCCATATGTACATGCGTACCCTTGGTCTGCGTCTGGTTTTGGAACTAAGTACGCTAACCCTACTACATTACCTGCGAATTACGCCTATGATGTAGTCTTTAGCCCTGCTGGTAATGCTGTCGCTGTGGCGCATGAGGGTAGTCCTTTCGTAACTGTTTACTCTTGGTCTGCGGGTGGCTTTGGTACTAAGTATGCTAACCCAGCGACTCTACCCGGGTCTGGGCGAGATGTAGCTTTTAGCTCAGATGGTGGTGCAATCGCCATAGGGGGTAATGTATCGCCTTTCATATCTGCTTACCCTTGGAGTTCTTCTACGGGATTTGGTACTAAATATGCTGATCCAGCGACTCTGCCATCACCTAGCGTCTCAGGTATATCCTTTAGCCCTGACGGGAGTTCTATTGCTGTAGGTGTTGGTTCTAGCCCTTCTGTAATGGCTTATCCTTGGTCAAACTCTACTGGCTTTGGGACTAAGTATGCTAACCCAGCGACTCTACCAAACGGTAACTCAACTGGTGGTGTAGTTTTTAACCCAAGTAGTAACGTAATTGTTGCCACCAACGACAATTCACCTTACGTCACTGCTTATCCTTGGAGTGCATCTACGGGATTTGGCACTAAGTATACTGACCCTAGTGTCGGAAATAGGCCCACAGGAGCGCCACAGGACATAGCCTTTAACTTTGATGGTACCGCCATAGCTGTTGGACACAATACTACACCATTTGTGACTGCGATTAGTTGGTCAAACTCTACAGGCTTCGGTACTAAATTCACTAACCCCACTACATTACCGCCACAGCCGGGACAAAGTGTAGCTTTTGGTACAATCTATCCAGCATAATCCCCGACTGTAGATGCAAATCTACCCCACAAGAATGGAAATACAAATGACTAACCCGACTCAAAACGATAACAAAGAACTGACCCGCGAAGAAATCCTTGAGACTTCCCTTAAGGCCCGTGAGCAAGAGGTCATGCACTACCAGATCAACATCGACAACTACACCATTGCCTTGGAGGAAATCGACAGTCTTCCCCCACAGGAACGTGCAGAAATGTCAGCCTTTGCTAACCAACTCGCAGAACTTCTTGCATCTGAGAAGCTAGAGCAAAAGAAAGCAAAGATCATGTTGGCTGTAGTCAAGAAGCAACTTTAAGAAGGACTACAAGAATGTTCGCTAAGATTACAAATGGTGCTGTAGACAAGTTCCCCTATACGGTGGGCCAACTACGCCATGACAACCCGAACACCAGCTTCCCGAAGCAAATCTCAGAAACTATCATGCTGAACTATGGCATGGTTCCTGTGAGTGAGGTTCCTGCACCTGAGTTCGATCCTCTGACACACTTCGCTGAGTGGGGGCCTGTGCCTGAACGTGAGGTGATTGGCTACTACACAGAAGAAGATGCCCCAATGCCTGATATGGTGGGGGAACCTATCCGCTCTGGTCGTTGGGTCTTGCTTCCTACAGTGCGAGAGTACTCAGAGGATCAACTTGCTGAACGTGCTGCTGCTAAGGCTTCTGAGGTTCGTAGCCAACGGGATAAACTGTTGGTTGAAACCGACTGGATGGCTCTCTCGGATGTAGTTATGTCCCCTGAGATGACTGCCTATCGTCAAGCACTGAGAGACATCACTGCACAAGATGGGTTCCCTTATAATGTCATTTGGCCAGTTAAACCCACTTGATTTCTTCCTTAAACTGTGTTAAAACCTGATATACTTTTGGAGTAGTACGATATGGACTTTAACCCTCAACAGCAACACATTCTGTTGTCCAAGATGGGATACACTGGGCCTGCTAACCCTAAGATGATGGATGCTTTCTTGTCATCCAACCCCGGTGCTGCTGCTCGTATGGGTAAGTTCAGTCGTGCCGCCCAGAAGATGAATGCAGGCACTGTGGGTATGGCTCAGGGTGGTACTGCTAACAAAGCTCCGTTACCCACTGCATTTACCGTTAAAACGTCCGGTGGAAAAATGGACGAAAGAACCTACACAGTCGTAGATTCTGCTGGTAAAGTAGTCTTTGGTCCTACCCCGAATAAAGGGGCTGCTGATGCAGATGCTAAGAGCCGTAACGCTGCTGCTTCTACCCCTGCTCCTACAACTACTACCCCTGCTACGGGTACACCGGGTACTTCTACTAACCCTGCCCCCGGTGGTCATCCTTCTTGGATTACTCCCCCGCCTCCCGGTGTTGGTGTCACACAAGCTTTAGTTGAACATACCAACCCAATTACGGGCGAGAAGTGGACGGCACCTACTGGCGGATACACTGTAAATGTTTCTGCACCTGCCCCTACGACTCCTCCTAATACAGGTACCCCTACTAATCCTGCACCCAATACCAGTAGTGACTTTGACGAAAAAGGTTTGCTTAAGTCCGGTGCAACTGTAATTCTTGTAGAGGAAAACGGTAAGTTTTATCTTAAGGATTCGCAAGGTCGTTTTCTCAGCAACCAAACAATCACTGGAGGTAGCGGCAACAGGTATGTCTTTGCTGACGCTGCTGCAGCACAGAAGTATATGGATACAAAGGGTTTCAAAAACTCTGCAACCCCCACTACCCCCCCTGTTAGTCCTACTAATCCTGCCCCTACTACTCCTCCTGCTACAGGTGATGGCATTACCACTGTCCCTGCCCTAAGTCCCGGTCGAGGTTTGATTCAGGATACTATCAGAGACCCATTTACGTATGTCAGTACTCCTACAGTCTCTACGACTTCCCCTACTACGGATAGCACCACTATCGCTGAGGGTACAGGTCAAGTCACTGGTGATGTATCTGCCACTACGACTGGCGTAGACACTACTGCACAGGTTGTTGCACCTACTGCCATTACCCCAGAGGCGGTTACTGCTGTCACTTCTGCTGATGCGGTGGCTGCGTCTACTGCTGGGATTAAGCCTGCTCAGGGTGCTATCAAAGAAGGCTCTACCATAGCTGCGCAACAGCAGACACAGACTTCTATTGCTGATGTAGAGGCTGCTCAGGGTACTGGTATCCTCATGTCTAACCCGGTACAGCGCCAGATTGAGGCTGGGGAGATGGTCTCCGGTACTGCTGTTGATGCAGCTAAAGTAGACAAGATGATGTCTCAGGTGCAGGCTGCTGAGGCTACCCCTACAGATAAGGCCACTGTACAAGGTCAACTCTCAGAACTTATGACTCAGTTTGAGGGTGGTAAGACGCCTGCTTGGGCTGCTGGTGCTATGCGTAGTGCTCAGGCAATGCTTGCAGAGAGAGGTCTTGGTGCTTCCTCAATGGCTGGTCAGGCTGTTATTCAGGCCGCTATGGAGGCTGCACTTCCTATTGCTCAGATTGATGCTCAGACCCGTGCACAGTTTGAATCTCAGAACCTCTCTAATCGTCAGCAGACTGCAATGTTCGCGGCACAACAGAGGGCATCCTTCCTCCAGCAAGATTTCGACCAGAACTTCCAGACCCGTGTTCTGAATGCTGCCAAGGTCTCTGACATTGCTAATCTAAACTTTACTGCCGCCCAGACGATTGCTCTGGAGAACAGCCGTATCATTAACACGGTGAACCTTGCAAACCTAAACAACAGACAGGCAATGGTTCTGGCTAAGGCATCTGCTCTGGCTAACCTTGATATTGCTAACCTGAATAACCGTCAACAGGCTGCTGTTCAGAATGCTCAGAACTTCCTGCAGGTGGACCTGACTAACCTCGACAATGCTCAGCAGGCAGAGATGTTCCGTGCTCAATCTAACGTGCAGGCTATTCTTACTGACACTGCTGCCGAGAATGCTACTATCCAGTTCAATGCTGCCAGTAAGAACCAAGCAGATCAATTCTTTGCTGACCTAACTGCTCGTGCTCTTCAGTTCAATGCTGACCAACAGAATGCGATGAACCAGTTCAATACAGGGGAGGCTAACGCTACCGCACGTTTCAATGCTCAGCAGAAGGCAGCAAGAGATCAGTTCAATGCCACCAACTCTCTTGTTATTGCTCAGGCCAATGCCAAGTGGAGACAGGATGTTGCTACTGAGGCTACCCGTGCACAGAATGAGGCTAACCTGCAGGCTGCAGCAGCAGCTAATGCTATGACTGCTAGGGCTATGGAAGAGACTTGGCAACAAGAAAAAGATGTTATCGCATATGCCTTCACTGCCATTGAGAATGACAAGGACCGTGCACTGCAGGTTACTCTTGCGGATAAAGAAATAGACCTAGCCAAGTGGACAGCGGCTGAAGCGGAGTCTGCGGCGAGGACAGAGGCTCTCGTCAATCTGGTATTTGGGGGCTTTGGGAGTTAAAAATGGATTACTACAATAGCTACAAAAACACTGTAAGTCTGGCTGACACGCTTTTGCAGTCTGTTCGTGAGACCAAAGACAAAGGTAAGTCAGGTCTTGGCTCTCGTCAAATTGGAAAACAAAGAGAGAGTATGTCAGAAAACATTGCGGACATCCAAGCACAGTATGTTAGTGACATCAGAAATATGTTTGCTGACTCACTTCCTTCAAGAGAACAAAGTACATCTGAGATTGAGAACTACCTTGCTTTCAAAGATGGCTCCCCTATGGCCAAGAGAAACCCTAGCTACTGGGAAGGTACGCCGCTACTCGCCCCCATCACTGCTGCAGAGACAGACGAGAACGTGAGGGCTATCCTTGAGACCATTAAGATGCGAGAGTCTGGTGGCGACTACAGGATCAAGAACCCTAACGCATCCGCCTCTGGTGCCTACCAGATGATTGACAGCACTTGGAAGAGCCTCACCACTAAGTACGGGATTGGTACTGAGTACAAGTCTGCAAAGGAGGCTCCCCCGGAAGTTCAGGACATGGTTGCCTCGAACTACGTCAGAGAAATTCTGATTGAGAACGATAATGACGTGACAAAGGTTCCCGTTGTGTGGTATACTGGTAATGCTCAGGGCAAGATCAGCCAGAAGAATCTGGAACTGAACAATGGCCTTACTCCTGCAGAGTACCAGAGTAACTGGATGAGAACTTACAATAAGATGCTTGGAAACTAAGATGCAGTTTAATGGCCCCATCCCCGGTCAATCCCTGACCACCGCACCCAGAAATTTTCCTTGGGAGAGACCCCCAGAGATTGTTGACCCTGAAGAAGCAATCCAGATGCACATTACCCGGCTGTCTCAGCCTGAGATGCTTGAGGATGCCCTTAACCTTCTTGAGTTTGAAGACCTAGACATCCAGACCCTCGTGAGAGGTATTATGCGTGGTGCCGTCTCTAAGGGTATCCACTCTATTGATGTTGCAATCCTCGCCGCACCTGTCGTTCATGAGTTTCTTAAGCAGGCTGCTAAGGCAGTGGGCATTGATGCTGAGGATGGCTTTGAGGACAAGAAGGCTAAGAAGCAAAAGTATGACTACGTGGTCACTAGCCGTGCTAAGAAGATGTTGAAAGAAATGGGAGCTAAGCCTAAGGAAGTTGCTAAAGAGGTTCAGATGGAGGAAGCCCCTAAAGAAGAAGCTCCTATGGCACCTAAAGGTCTCATGGCACGGGGGGATATGTAATGGGTTTCTGGCAAGGGTTAAACGCTGGTCTTAAAAACATTAGAGCAGAAAAGATTCGTAAAGAGGAACGGCAGCAAGAGATTGACCTTCGTAAGGCTGAGCGTGACGAAGAGCGTAAATACAGGCGTGAAGAAATTATGTTGCAGGCTGCTGAGAGTCGCAAGGATGCCTTGTTGGCTATGGGTATTAAAAAAGAGCAAGAGAAGGCAGAAGCAGCGGCTCTTGCAGGCAAAGCCCAGAGTCTTATCGGTCGTTTTGGTGATTCGAAAGACCCTCGTGTTGCAGCCCTTGCAAGTGATGTTAGGACTGCCGCTGAACTGGAAGATAAGATTTACACTCTTGAGGTTGAGGCCCAAAAAGCTGGTGTGGAACTCCCTCCGCTGCAGGGTGAGGCACTCCTTGAACTCCTTACTGTGTACGATCCGGGAACTAAGACTGTAGCACCTGTTGATATCACACTTGATGATATCCTTGCGGGTGATTATTCTGATGTTAATGCTTACTATAAGACTGCAGCAGCATTGTCTCAACCTGCACCCAGAGTTGATGTCAGAATTAATCCTGAGGCTTACCGCAGGTATGACCCCGAAGTCCTTGAAGAAGGTCGTAAGGTATTCGATCAAGAGGTTCTTCGTCTGGCGAACAATGCTCGGGACAACATGGCAAAAGACGCAAGTGATTATGGGGAGCTTAGTTCTCTAATTGAAGGTTATGCTAAGGAGGGTAGCGGAGAACGCTTTGCACTGATGGATATGTTTGGTTCACAAGCATTCGCTGTTTTGGCAGAGTCTGGAAATCCCTACATTCAAGACCTAGAAAATGATGCGACCCTCTCCCGCTATTCCACTGTGTATCAACTTAATCGTGTGATTACTGATCCTGAGGCGACAGAAGAGGAAAAGGCAAAGGCACAAGAGCTGTTGACGAGGTTGCAGTAATGGATGGTAAATACTCAGAGTACCTCCAGAGCCTAGATGCAAACATCCCTGTAACAAAGACACCCGCTATTGCTGGTAAGTACGGGACTCTGCTACAAGAGCTTGATAAAAAAGTTGGCATGACGCCTGTGCCGGAAGCCCTCAAGCAGCCTGAGGAAGAACCTGTAGTCGAGTACTCTCAGATGAATTACTCTGAGAACGATCTCTTGCAGGATGACTTCTTTGTACCCATCCAAGAGTACATGGTGGACCGCTTTGGTACCCACATGCAGGACTTGGACAAAGAGGATATTGTAGAGAAGTTTACCAACAACATGCGTGGTTTTGCTGGTGGTAACTCTGTTCGTGCAATTAATGAAATCACTTACCTGAATGAAGTGGGTGAGGATGAGGAACGTCTTGCTAAGGCTGGCAGGGCGTATGAAATCTTTGAGGGTCTTCAAAGTCTGTCTGGTGACACTGGGTGGGGCGAGAAGGCTGAAATCCTCTTTGACTACACTCGTTCTGCTGTCCTTGACCCTGTCAACGTCCTAGGACTTGGTATTGGTAAGACTGCAACTGGTGTGGGCTTCAAGGCTGGTTCTCAGGTAACTCTGATTGCTGCTAAGCAGGCTTACAAGAAACAACTTGCTAAGGGTGCGACGACAGAGGCTGCTCAGAAAGTGGCTGAACGTGTTCTCCGTAAGCAGACTGCACGTGTTGTTACTGAGACGAACAAGCAGATTGCCACACGTCAGGCTGCAGAGAAAGCAGCAACAACCTACCTACAGCGCATGACCACCCCTACTGCACTCAAGGAGGCTGCTATTGTTGGTGGCTTCGAGGCTGCTGTGTCTGCTGGTACTGACTACTTGTATCAGGATGCAATGCTTCGTACCAAGGTACAAGAAGAGTACAACGTGTATCAGACTGGCCTCTCTGCCGTTGTTGGTCTGGTTGCAGGTGGGCTGTCTGGTTCTCTCAGCAACGTAGGTACTGGTGCATCTGGGCTACTTCCTCCTGCGCCCCTGAATACATCCACTAAGGGTTCTAAGTCAGTCAGCAAAGTAGTCAACCAGACTGCTACCACTGCCGCCTCACCCGCTGGTGGTCCTGCTGTCCCTACTGGGAACTGGCTCAAGGATATTGCCAAAGGCAAGGAGCTTAAGGATCAGGACACAGAGTTCTTCATTACGATGCTCTTGGGCAACGACGAGAAGGGCCTCAAGGGTCTTGCTCAAATCCTCGTCGAGGATGGTTATGTCTGGAGAAGAAGAACTCCTGAGGATAAAGTGTCCAACTGGATTGGCGATATCATCAAGAACTCTGATCCTCAGGATGCCAAGCAGTTCATTGATGACTTCACCAAGGCCACTGGCATCAAGATGAATGACGGCAAGAAGCTCACCATTGAGGGCTTTGCTGACACGTTCAAAAAGAAGATGAGCGACAGTGGTAAAGTCCTGAACTCGGTCGGTCAAGTGGCCAAGGTTCTTGGTCGTGACCCTAAGGCTATCACCATTGAGGATTATGCACAGTTTGTCTTGGGTGGTGGTGTCCCTACTCAACAGACTGTCACCAGTGCTGGTGCAAACAGAGTGGGTAAGGCTGTTGGTGACTTTGTTAGTCGTGATCTCCCTGACTTCCAGAACAACATCATCCGCCTGATGGTGTCTAACCTCTCTACTACTGCCCTGAACGTAACTGGGTATGCTGCTGCCACTGGTTTGAACACTGCTACAGACATCACTCGTGCTGTTCTTATGGGCGGTAACGCTGGCATCTACTTGGCTATCAAACCTAAAGAAGCCAAGGCTATGGGTATCGAAGCACTCAGCCTACTGCAAAACCAAGTCACCAAGGCTCGTAACACACTTGATCCCAACACCACCTACGAGACTTTCCTGCAGTATGCCCAACAGCGTCCTGAGGCTATGCGTCAGCTTACTGCTGTCCTTCCCGGTGGCATTGAGTCTCTAGACAAACTGGCCAAGGGTTTTGATCCTAGCACCCCACTACTGACACTCCAAGCTAATCAGGCTGTAGACGTTATCCAGCGTATGTCTCTGGTGAGTGCTCAGGACGGCTACACTAAGGCCATTGAGTTCACTTCCCAGATGGACAAGCTACTTCGTCGTTCTGAGGACAAGGGTGGCTTTGGTATGTCGTGGAATGAGTTCTTTGCCCTTCCTGACCACCAGTCGAAGATGGTTAGTGAGCGTTACGCAAAGATTGAGGCGCAGGCTGTGGATGAAACTCTGAGGGCTGTGTTCTCTAAATCCTTCAAGGGTAGAGGGTTTGTGGGTGAAGTGGCAGGTATGATTGAGGACGCTCGTAACCTTCCGGGTATCGGTCTCCTTGTTCCTTTCGGTCGCTTCTTCAACAACACTGTTGCCTTTGCTTATCAGACTACTGCCGCTGGCCCCCTGCTTTCTAAAGCAATGGGTCTTGGGGATACCTCTAAGCCTACCTCTGAGTTGGTGTCTAGGGGTCTTGTCACTTGGTCGTTGATTGGTATGCTTACCCAGCGTGAGATGGACTACATTGACCAAGGTCTGGGTTGGAGTGAGGAGATCGACGAAGATACTGGTGAGGTCATTGACGAGCGTTACGAGTTCCCTTACGGTGTTTACAAGGCTGTTGCCCGTGGCTTTGCACATCACATGCGTGGTGACGAGATTCCGAAAGACTTGATTGCCCAGTTTGGGGACCAGTTCGTTGGTCAGCTTACCCGTCAGCTTGGCGAGGCAGGTCAGGGTCTTAACAACATCGTCAGTGCTGTCTTGTCTGATGAAGGGCCGGGATTGGCTAAGATTCTGGGCGACAGTCTGGGAACCATCTTCTCTCAGGCTGCGTCAGGTATCACTCGTCCTCTTGAACCTTTCAACGTACTTGCGGGCCTGTCCCGTGATGAAGAGTTCTATGTGCCGGATCGTAAGCAGGGTACTGCATGGGTGAACAATTCACTTCGTTACATGGATCAATTCCTTGGTCTTGTTACTGGTGAGAACCTTGCTCCTCCTAAGCAGTCTGCCGCAGAGGGTCAACCCACTGTTCAAGCCTCTAAACTTGTCTCTACGACCAGAGGCTCTAGACTTACTAACACTGAACGTGTGATGAATGCGATTGGTAAGCCTACCTTCTTGGCAAACATGGCCTCGCAGTCTGAGGCTGCTGACAACAGATACAACGAAATCTTCAACGAGATCGTAGAGGATCAGGCTGGACTGTTGTTTAAGTCGAAGAGCTTTAGCGAGGGTGATCTTGAGTACAAGCAGATGATGGTCACTAAGATGATTACAGAGGCACGTAAGGCAACTCTAGGATACATGGGTAGGGTTGCTTCCAACAATGGTGATCGTGCCATGATGAAGATGATTAACATCTCTCGTGCCTACCCGAAGCTCACAGTGCAGCGTACTCTCGAAGACCTTGGGTTTGATCGTGGTATTGATAGGTTGTCTGAGGAAGAGTTGGACACACTAGACAATGCTCTTAAGTTCCGAGAAGAGTTCTTACTTAGGAAGTAACACAAAGAGAGAGGGGGCCGCAAGGCCCCCTTTTAGTTTAGTCTTCAAGCATAAAGTCTGCCCACTCTTCTGCTTCCCTCTTAATCTCTTCTCGTCGTACAGGACCAGAAGTACGAGACAGTAGGGCGTTCATAGCCATTCCCATCAAGTAGATTTTGGAAGTCATTGGCTTGGGAGGGACACTATGCCTCTTCTTTGCTCGAAACTCTTTGGCTTCTTCTTCGATCTTCATTGTCTCTAACCCGGCTAAGGTTGGCTGCATAGGCTTTATTAAATCCAAACTCCCAGTCTCGGAACTTGGGGGTGTCTTTATTGTACGGGTTCGTGGTGTTCCCTTGGGCAAAATCTTTGTATCCTTGTTCAAATGCGTTTATCATCAATCCCTCTCCATGCACCAGATCATAGCGACTACGGCAGTGATAACAATTAGGCTCTCTATCACGTTTTTTCTCCCCACTGGTAACACTTGTAAAGTACCCCATGCTCTGGCAGTCCCCCAGTCTTAACCTTAGCCTGATTCTCTTCAATCATTCGTGCCGCATTATCCTCACACTGAGCAATATCAGTGAAGACATCAGGTGGAGAGATTGTCCTGCATTCGTCTAAGGTACAGATCAGGAAGATGAGGGAGATCATGGTTCCTGTAACTCCTGTCTGAGCCTACTCAAGTACCAGTCGGCCTTATTCAAGTCTTCCATCTGCTTGCCCTTGTAGCGCCAACGGTGAGAGTACTTCTTGAAGTTGCCCTCAAGGTATCCAAGGAAAGCGTCTCTGGGCATGTTGTCTTTCAGGTAGTCGATGCACTCAATCTGCCCGAAAGCGTAGTGTGCAGGACTGTTCACCATGTCTGTCATAGGCTCTCTTCCTCGAATGCCACGATCCACTGCTTACAGATGTCACTGCGAACAATGTCATCCACTCCAAACTCAATGACAGGTACAGGCAGGTTGTGCTTCTTAGCAAGGTAGATGATCGCTGCTAGGCCCGACTTACCACCAATATCTGACTGCTTTATGTCACCATTGATTACAACTGTACAGTCTTTCCCGATTCGTGTCAAGAACATTTTGATCTCAGCAAGAGTGGTGTTCTGAGCCTCGTCCAAGATGATGAATGCGTTCTTGAAGGAGCGTCCCCGCATAGTACTCAGGGGTGCCATTTCGATGTTGCCGTTCTTGATTGCAGTCTCTACTACACCCTTGCCCAGTTGTTCATTCAGAACGTCAAGAACAGGTGCAGCCCACGGAGCAAACTTCTCTTCCAGAGTACCGGGGAAGTAGCCAAGGTCTTTACCGACAGAGACGTTAGGACGAGTGAGGATGATCTTACTTACTTCATTGACAGCGTACATGTTGGCCGCATAGGTGGCAGCAATGAAGGTCTTGCCAGTGCCAGAGTAACCACACACGATAACTTGATTAGAGCTATTGAGTGCCTTGAGGTAGCTGGCCTGATTGTCGTTCAGGGGTGTGAGCTTTACCTGCTTGGCATTACCCTCTTCCACTGACTTCTTGTAACGAGAGACACGCTTGCCCTTGGGCTTCTCAAGAATCGTCACGATCAACCTCCACTTTCAAGATACCTTGGTCACCGAGGTCAAGCAGCATCTGCACCACTACCTCTTCGATTTCATTCACGTCCTGTTTGATTCTCCACGCAAGATATACGTTGACTGCTAGACCAACTAGGATGGCCGCTTCAACTAGGGCAGATGTTTCAATTACCATTTTATTGTTCCTGAGGAGTTGTTGAGAGCAGTTTAACACCATGCTCAGGGTGTGGCAAGAGCCTTACGTCAGGTCAACGATTTCACACACGCCAGAGCTACAGGCAAACGTCTGAGCACTCTTCGTCATGTCTTCCTTCTCGTAGTCACTGAGCTTAGTCCAGTCAATACGTTCAGGCATCATGGCAAGAGCGTCAAGGTACTCACGTTCACTACAGTCCTGATAGGGTGCCTGTTGGTAGGTGTGGTCAGAGTGCGGCAAGAAAGACACACCAGAGACTTCATCGAAGTGTTTGAAGACCCACGCACCGACTTCCATCCACTCTTGCTCCCGTACCGTTACAGTCACAGAAGGCTTATGCTCACACCAGTGGCGCTGATAGACCAACCACAACTCCAACTGTTCGATAGCAGTCATGTCGTTACGAGTGATGGCACCCTCAGGGGACTTCTGTGGGAAGCTAAAGACAGTGGTGCTATCCGGCTTCATCACATCAGGCTCATTCGGGATACCTTGATCCTTCATAAACTGCGTCAGAGGGTCTTTATTATCTCCACGTACAGTGCGAATGTAATAAGCAGAGTGACGAGCATGGATACCAGAAGCGGAGTCAACCAATTGCGATACTGTACCGGAAGGCTTGACGCAAGTAATAGCAGCAGAAGCAGGAATGCCAAGGCGTTCAGCCCATTCAGCATTAGTAGCAACAGCAACATCTTTGAGCCTCTTGAGGGTTTTGTCGAGACCTGCGTTAGAAGGCCCGAGGAGTTTGCTATCCATGATGCCAGTTAACGACACACCCAAGAGACGCTCTTCCTCAGTGTTCTTCTGCCAAATCTTACGAAGGTAGGGGAAGTGCGTGTAGGTGCTCTGGATGGTACCAAGGATCGTAGCCAGAGTTACTTTCCGCTCCAAGTCCTCAAGTGTATCCGTAGCTCTGACCACGACTTCCGTGAGATTACAGAACTGGTACGGGCGAAGAATGATTTCACTGCACGGATTAGTGCCGAAGTCATAGTCTGCATTGCGGCGTCCATTCTTTGCAGCCTGTTTCTTACTGGCAGTACGAGAGAAGATACCCCGCTCACCAGACTTGGATTCGACCAGAGAGAGCCACTCACGCATGAAGGTTTCCATGTCGGGCTTCTCAGTGTACGCCACCGAGTTGTTAGCCAGAGCACGTTGACCTTGGCCTTCCCACCAGTTGCCAGACTTAGCATGACGCATACGGTCGTCCGACAGGTTCGACAAAGAGATCATTGCAGAGCGGCGTACACCACCCACAACGACAACTTCACCGATCTTACACATCAGGTCATGGCATTCAATGGACGAGAGCTTACGCCCCTGAGCACCCTTGAACATAGCCACGGTGAAGCGGAAGAGGTCTTCCAGAGGTGCAGGACCAGAAGCACGACCACCAAAGGTCTTGAGCTTAGCACCAGCCTTACGGACCTTTGAGGTGTCCCACGTAGGGATTTCACCTGCGTAGAGCATAGCCACCAGCTTACGGAATGCCTTAGCCCAGCCCTCTTTGCTGTCGTGGACCACGATAACGTCCTCAGATACGAAGAGTTGGTCAGGAACCTCAGGAAGCTTAGAGATGTATTGACGCTCAACAGAGAAGCCAACACCAGTGCCACAGAGCAGGATGAACATAGCTTCGTCGAAGGACTTGGGATCATCGACAGGAAGATACGAACAGTTGTAGCCAGCAGTGTTGTCACGCTCCAAGGCAGGACCAGCAGTCATCAAGGCGCGCATCGAAGGCATGATCTCAAGGCCAAGGATAGCTTGTTCAATATCTCCGACTTCACCAGTCTTAGCTACACCATCAGCTTTAGGTGCAACCACATTGTCAATGTAGCGGGCAACAGTTTCACCCCAAGTCTCACGGCGGTTCTCTTCTTCAAGCCAACGGGCATACCTCGAAGTATGAATGAAGGCTTGGTAGTCAGTGGGCAGGTAGTTGTTCATGTTATTCTTTCTTTAGTCGATGAGGATTGCGACACGATGGGGTTGAATGACGATCCTGTTTGTAGTTACGTCAGCCTTAGCAATCATAGGGTTCTGGATAGACCACTGTACTAAAACGACAGGGACATCCTTGTCTTTGACTCTCTCTAGCCTTTCGATCAGTTCTTGGACTGTCATGGTTTGGAACCGCCTAGTTGTACAGATTTGAGGGGATGAGTCAAGGAATTAAATCCTTTAGATCGACTTTGGGATAGTCCTTGTTCTTCATGATCTTCCCATCCTCCCTACGTCTGATCGTACCATCAGGTTGATACATACGCCCTAGATTGTTCTCGTGGACCCTGCGGAAGGCTTCTCCGATATCCCACCCACGAGCATTGGCATAGCCGTAGATCACATACAAGAGGTCTGCCATTTCTTTGAGTTCCTCTTGAGTCCCTTCATATGCCTCCAGCCACTCGTAGAACTCCTCAGAGATAAGTTTACTATAAAGATCAGGGTTAGGCTTTTGCCCGCTGATTGTAACAAACTCTCGGACCATCTCAGTGGGTGTCTGAGGTTTTGTATCGTGTGACCAGTACCCAAAAGTCTGATCTTCAAGGTCTGTTCCCCATTTAGCCATGCTCTCTTACCTCCAGTTCGTCTACCACCAGATCATCTACATCAAACATTGCAGACTCTACTAGGCCGTAGACTTGTTCCATTTCGTCGTCTGTTCCTACAAACGCTGCTTCGGGGTGGACTGCCACAGTAATCGTTACTTCGTACTTCATTCTTGGTACATCTTCATAATCTGGTTGAGGGAAACAAACTCAGGCTCGTACATGCCATCCGCCAGTTCTCTCTTAACGACCACACCATGCCACCACTGCTTGTTTGCCTGACCAGCCCAGTGTTCTTCTGCACCCTTGAAGCAACCAACGACAAGACCAATGTTCCCATTCGGGATAGCACCATCCTTGAAGGAGAGGTCACGCTTGTGGGAGTGTCCACAGGTGGCAGAGCAACTCATGTTCTGAACCAGAGTGTAAGCATGATGAATGCCACCAGTAGCAGTAGAAGAATTGCCCGAAGTAAAGTAGTGGGCATACGCAACCTTGTCGTAGACTGCAATGGCTGGGCCGGAGTTTTCGTATCCGTGGTAGTCGTCGAACCAGTAGTCTGTTTGAAGATGGCTAAAGGAAACCCCGTACTTTTCTCCCTCATTTCTTGGATTAAGGGCGATGTACTTTTTAATTCGGTTCTCGTGGTTTCCTTCAAATCCCACCCAATATGGTCGCTTCTTCCGATGGTGTTTGAAGGGGTGACGGAGGAGTTCTTGAGCCATGTTATAGGACTCAATGTCACGCTGGTAGCTTTGCGAAGCCAGTGCCTTAGGGTATCTTTCATCATAGCTGTTAAGAGACCTCATGTCTGCGCCATCCCCAAGGTCAAACACCATGTCTGGCTTGAGGTCATAGAGGAATTGTCCCAGTGCTTTGAACCGAACATTGCTTGTTTCTGGATCGGCATGAGCGCACGAGAATACAACGACTGTTTTAGTAGCCATCTTAAGGCTCCTTGTTGTTGAGAACGATTGGATGCAGGTTGGTCTGGAAGTGCTTCACTAGGACATATGCCTCGTCGAAGTTATCAAACCAGAACTCTGCATCGAAGACTTCTTCACCACGAGACACTTTTAGTACCAGCATGGTAGAGTCGGGAGGAAAGCCACAGTCCGGGATTTCTCTTGCGGCAAATGGTCCCTCCACGATACCCCAGAGTAGTGTCTGTTCAGGCTCTGCCTCTTTTCTTGAGAACTTCTTTCGTAGCCAGCTTAGCATTCTTGTCGCCCTTCTCTGAGACCCAAGACTCTGGGATAAGTTTGTCTGCGAAGATGAAGCCATGCTTGATACACCAGTCAGCATAGGAAGTGGATGATCCCTTATTGATCTTGGCAGAACTGTTAGAGAACACAAACCGAATATCTAGCTCTGGCCTCTGGGACTGCAAGAGTAGATGCTTCTTTCTGTCTGCAAGTACGAACCTCCCCTTGGTTTCAATGATGATGCCGTTGGGAAGAACGAAGTCTGGGGTATACTTGTGTGAGCTTTCAGGGATGACGTAGGGGATTTTGTAGGCTTCATACTCAACCTTGATCCCCAACGTCTCTAGCTGCTGTGCAACCTTCCCTTCTAGCCCTGAACGATACCCCCTAGCCTCTGGGGATACCTTCTTTCTCACTCAATCCACTCCGTTACGCGAGGTTCATTGACGACATCCACCATGTAGACAGGCCCGGTAGAGTATAGAAAAGTTCTGGCTTCTGGCCAACAGACCTTCCTAAAGTCGCAGTATCCACAAGTTGTAGATAGTACCGTGTTCTCAGATGTCTTAGACTGTGGGACAGGTGGAATACGATCCTCTGGAATTGGTCCAGCAACCAGTTTTTTAACTCTTGCAACCTCTTCCTCCTTCTGAGCAATCTCTTCTGTGAAGTCATACAGGTCTAGGCAGAGTTTGAACCTATCCTTCTGTACTACTAGGAAGGCACCCTCAGTCTTGTTTTTGACCAGAGGGTCAGTTTTTCCTGCGTAGACATAGGAGCTAAGCTGACTGATGTAGCCGAAGGGATCGTCCTCACGGAGATTGTGATTGCGAAACTTCTCGAAGCCATACTTAGAGGCAGACTTCACATCAACAGTAACCCCATCAATCACGGCGTCACGAGAACCTGAGATACCGAACACATTTACTCTGTCCTGCATACCCTCAACAGTGTGTCCTGCCGCCTTTGCGAGAGACAGAACGAGGGCTTCAAGCAGGTCACCGTAGAAGAAGGTACCAAGGGCTTCTGCTTTTAGTGGCTCCGACTTCTCAGAGAGATTGATTTTGTACCACAACTTGCGATCACAGGGAGAGCCAAGGCCGGAAAGGCTGAGGTAATTCCGAGGTACTTGCTCCTGAGAAAACCTAGCCTCTGCGACATTAGCGATGGAGGTTGAGAGAAACTCTGTGACAGTCGCATCCCAACCCCCTTTCCCTTCGATCACCCTGTAGATGTCCTCTACGATGGTGTCTAAGGATTTACTCTTCAAAACGGAATCTCGTCGTCTAGCTCAGCCTTGGCCTTAGCCTTAGTGTCCTTCGGAGTGCTGTCCTTCGACGTGCTGTCATCTTCCCTTACACTTGAGGGATTACCGAAGGTCATACGACTGGTGACATACGCCTTGTGCTCATCGACCTTAACTTCTTCAAGGCGACAACCGATAATGCCTTTGTAGTTAGTGTCGTAGACTTGTGCGATGACTGACACAACCGAACCATTGCCAACTTCGCCATCCTCATGGAAGTCCCAAGTGGTTCCATCTGCCTTGAAGACTTTGGGTGCGCCACCACCATACTGCTCTTCCCACTTGCGCTTCAGACGAACACGGAAGTGTCCTTCGTTGTCCGGGCTAGGGTTTCCACCATGCTTGTAGCCAGCCTGACGGAGCTTTGCGAGGTTCTCTTTGTCGAGGTCGATATCAAGGGTACACTGCCCACCCTTGTCAGCCAGTTGATTATCGAAACCAGTGAGGTCACGATTCTCTTCAAAGATTTTAGCCCAGTTAGCATAACCTTTGAGTACAACCATTCTAGTCTTTGCCATGTGCGGCTCCTTGTTTTCTGTAAGCAGAATTGTATCAGGTTTTTAGGTAGGGTAGCAAGAACTATTTCTC